GAGTTAGCATATATCTCTATACCTATGGGTGTCTTAGCCTTTTACGGCTTATCAATCTACGCCATATTTAAATATATCCAAAAAAAATTTAGTTAATGAAATATATTACTTCTATTTGGACAAGTATTGCGCTTATTGTTTTACTTACAATAGTCCGAATATCAGACCCTCATTTAATAGAGCAAATACGTTTAAACACATTTGACCTATACATCAAAACTATACCTGAACAAAAGTCAGATGATATAGTAATAGTCGACATTGGAGAAAAGTCTCTAGGATTATACGGTCAGTTCCCATGGCCTCGCCAAGAATATGCTCAGATGATAGATACTCTGAGAAAGGCAAATGCTGGTTTAATTATATTTACAATAATGTTTCCTGAGGAAGATAGGTGGGGAGGAGACCAAAGATTTGCAGAATGGATGGAAGAAAATGGTATTATATTATCTCAGGATGCAGATGCATTTGGTAGAGATAAGAAGGCTCCTTATGTAGGTTATGCTACATTTGGACCTGGTGAACCCTTAGATTTTTTATATAAGTATAAAGGATTAATTACTAATATTGATATACTAGAAGATAAAGCATGGGGTATTGGATTAGTAAATGCTGCACCGGAAGTAGATAATATTACTAGAAGGATACCATTACTATCACAAATAAATGGAGAAGTTTATCCATCATTAGCTCTTGAAACTGTTAGAGTAATGCAAGATAAAAAAAGCTATACAATAAAAACAAACGAAGCTGGTATAGAAAGTATAGTACTAAGACCTTTTAATATACCTACTGACCCAGATGGAAGTATATGGTTAAAACATAATACTAAATTTATAGAGTATGATTATGTTAGATATAAGATGCCTAATCTTGGTGGAAGAACAGTAATCATTGGTGTATCAGGAAAAGGACTATCACAACAAATATCAACTCCTGGTGGTATATATTATCCTCATCACTTACAAGCAAATGCTTTACAAACTATTATTTCTGATAATCCCATCTCTCGGCCTCTTTACGCAACTCCTTTAGAAATTCTTGTAAGTGGAATTCTTGCTCTTGTTCTTGTGTTAATGGTGTATCGTTTACCTGTTTGGGTTTCAGGTATCGGCTTTGTCGCCTTCTGTTTCGTATCAGCCGGAGCTGCTTATTATGCCTGGACCAAATTTTATATACTCCTCGACCTCAGTTATTCACTAATATTATATATACTTTCCTTTCTCTCAAGCGCATTCAATAATTTTTATAAACAATATAAACTTAGACAACAGATAAAAGGTCAGTTCTCTACATACTTATCTCCAGATATGGTTAACATATTAGTAAAAGACCCAGACAAAATGAAGCTAGGTGGTGAAAGAAAAGAGATGACATTTATGTTTATGGATATATGTGGTTTCACTCCTATATCAGAACACTATAAAAATAATGACGACCCTGAAGGTTTAGTAAACCTTATAAATAATTATTTGGACACCATGACTAAAATTATTTTAAAGAATGGTGGTACTATAGATAAATTTATGGGTGATTGTATCATGGCATTTTGGAACGCTCCATTGCCTTGTAAAGACCATGCTGATAAAGCTGTACAAACATCCATTGAAATATGTGAGGCAGCAGATGAACTTATACAAGAACTTGAAGATAAAGGTCTACCTAGGATTGATATTGGTATTGGTATCAACACAGGCACATGCATCGTTGGAAACATGGGCTCTGAAGAACGATTTGATTATTCCGTCATTGGAGATGCCGTCAACCTCGGTGCTAGACTCGAAAGCCAAACTAGAAATTATGATAGGATTCGAGTGTTGCTGGGACCAGAAACATATAGAAGCTGTACGGAGAGAGCATTCTCTGAAGTTGATAGAATCAAGGTTAAAGGAAAGTCAGAGTCTGTCACTATATATACACCACTATCCTGAACAAATTTCCTGGGCCACATTCGTTGGTCTACAAATATTAGATATATACACTACACACCGTGGCCTCAAATATGATTGTGTAACAGAGACAAATCCTTTGTTTGGTAAAGACCCATCAGTACAAAAAATGTTGATTACGAAATCAGCCATACTTGCTCCAGCTATCAAAGCTGACTTAAATAGACAAAGTCTTACTCAAAAAGATATGAATGAGATAAATGCTTTTATGCTTATGATTATAATGAATAATTTGTATGTAACTAATAGTGCTAAAAAAAATTGTGAAAAAACTTAAAAAAACTATTTACATTTACTAAACAACGTGGTATAATAGCTATATAAATTGATAAGGAGTTTATATGGATAGAGTAATATTTGACGTAGATGGAACCTTGATGGATATAACCCATAGAAGGAAATTCGTTGATGGTTCTCAGAAAAAAGATTGGAAAACTTTCTTAGACCCAAAAATCATGCAAGGTGATACTCCTAATTGGCCTGTTAGAGATATAGCTATAGCATTAAAAAAAGCAGGCGTAGAAATAGTAATAGTTTCAGCAAGAAACGAAAGACACAGAGAAGTAACTGAATTACAGTTAAAAACTGCTGGTGTAGAGTTTGCTCATTTATTTTTAAGAGAAGATGATGACTTCAGGTCTGATGTTGAATTTAAACAAGATGTATTAGATTCATTATTAGATGCTGGATGGAAACCAGATTTAGTATTTGATGATAGGAACTCCGTTGTTGATATGTGGAGAAGAAATAAAATCAACTGCTTCCAGGTTGCTGAAGGAGACTTCTAAGAGGATAAGATGTTTAAAGTGCGTTTAAGAGATTCAAATCAAATAGTTAGTATAGAACTAACTCCAAAAGAATTGAATCTCTTCTGGGGCACAGAGGAAGATTGGAAATTAATGGCTAATTCAATACATGCACGATTAGGTATTCAAATCATAGGTAATACAGATTTAATTTCTTTAAACGGGAGACCGGTTCACTAATGTTACAATTGTGTAACAAATGAAAAAAACTATTTACATTTGCAATATAACGTGGTATAATAGCTATATAAATTAATGATAAGGAGTCAAATGAAAAAAGAACTAGAAAACAAAATCACAGAACTTTGTAAAGATATTGAAAGACAACACTTTGAGGATTTTCCAAACCTTACAGATTACAGTGTTACTTTTAAAGCAGGTCGTAAGTTTTGTAAAATAATTATTAATAACCCACACCAAAGTGTTTGGGGTTTCATTAATTTAACACATGAAAAATTTAATGAAGGTGATATTCTTAAATCAGCGGGCTGGGCAGCTCCTGCTTTAAATGTTGCTAGAGGAAACCTTTATGATGGTTTTAAAATTAACAGAAGAACAGTTTATGGTCCTGGGTATTGCTCAGGTGTCATAGCAGGGACTAAAAGAGATGGGAGTTTTGTATGATGCAATTAGTTATTAACACACAGTATATGGAAAACTATTCGGATGATCCGAAGAAGCCATACCTTAAATTTAAAGGTGGTACCACTTACGTTATTAAAAGTGTAGGTGATGACCTCACTAGAAATGAGATAGCAACTTTGCTTGCTCAAGTAAGACCTTTTGTTACTTATACTTTAGAAGATACTAACGGTGGTTGTGAATCTTATATTTCGAGTCATGACTATTGTTCACATGGTACTAAAATCTGTGAGAGCTGGGAAAGCCCTGTTGAGTTATACAACGATAAGGGCGTTTGGAAAGCTATGCAGATTACTGATAATCGTCCGGACGGTGATGGCTATGGCGGTTGGATGCGTAAAGAGATATTAGAAAAAACTGAAACATGGACTTGTGATAATGCTGATAATCGAAAAGATTATAAAGCTGAGTATCTTATGGAAGATGGTGATAGCTGTGAAGGCGAAGATGAGCTTAGAGCTTGGTTTGATAACAAGGAGGCAGCTTAATGTTTTATGCAGACTTTTTGACAGGTCCTGGTACTGAAAAGAGACCTTTTATTGTTAAGATATCTTTCCTTGAATATTTACAAGGTAAGGTCAATTCTTCCTTTATGCTAGAGCGTTTAGGAAACAGATTAGATTTAGATTTATTAAATAATTATTATTATGGAGGAGTTAGAATATGCTTTTAGAAGCTGACATAATTAAAGAAAATATCGAATACGATATTGCAGATAGTGGTGCAAGTGGAACTTCATATAAAGGTGAAATCATGACCACTTATGATAGATTAGAAACTCTATTTGGTAAACCATCTTATTCAAGTGGTGACCCTTATGATAAGGTAAACACAGAATGGATTATAGACGGTAAAGTATTTTTTACTAACGAATGGGGAGAAAAAGATTGGGAGTATATCAAAGCTACAGTTTACAATTGGAAAACTGGTGGTACTCCTACTGAGGAATATGGATGGCACATTGGCGGAGATTCATATGATGCAGTTGAATTTGTACAAGAAATATTAAATGGGCAACTAGAGCCTGATTACAATTATAATGACTAGGAGTTAAGATGTCAAAATTAACACATGAACAAGTAATGGATTTCCTTAGGAAGGAAAAGAAAAAATACGATGAAGAGCAAGAATTTCAAAAAGCTGTTAAAGCTGTCTATTCTAGACCAAAGCTTACAGAGACTGTAAAAAAAGCAGCACACCAGGCACCTGGTGGATTGGATTGTTTTAAAGAAGAGAATCGAGTTCATTCAAAAGAGAATACAGAAAGATGGCTATCAGGCACATCATACATGGAAACCTATAATGCCATGAAGGAGCAAGACGAATGGAATTAAAGATGTTAGAAATACTAACCATACTCGGTGGAGCTATATTTACAGGATTATTTTGTTATGGCATATGGTTACTAATATTTGAGGATTGGTCATGAGAGTATTAGTAGAAAATTATGGTGATGTTAGAATATTCTATGATAGACCCTTTGGATATAAAAGATACCATGTTGTATGGAATGATGGTTCACATCAGATATATCATGGAATATGGTACAATGAAAAAACTGTTAGAGAAATAGTGGAGGATAACTTAAATGGGGCAGTATGATAATAAGGTAGCAAAGCAAAGGCTTTTGCTTGAAGCAGAAGAATGGGCAGTAGGAATTAAAGCTCTTCACTCACATTCTCTAACATCAATGTGGTATGAGACTGATGAATCAAAAGAAGATATTATAAAGAATGGAACAGTCACAGATACAGAATATAACAGTGGACTTATTACAAGAGAAAGAAAAGGTAAACCTGTATGTACATTTGGAGTTGCAAAATCGGGTGACGATTTAATAGATGCGTATTGTAAAGCGAGTGGTCAATGAAAAAATATTTAGTAGAAAGAAATAGATATCATGGTGGAATTCAAAAAGTATATAATTTTCCAAATGGATATGGTGCAAGTGTTATATGCCATGATGGTTCATATGGTGGTCCTTATAAAAAGAATGGACCTAACTTCTGGGAATTGGCTGTGTTAGATTCAGAAGGTTCTATTTGTTATGATACTGAAATTACTGATGATGTAATTGGTCATTTGAATGATCCAGAGGTTGATAGGTTATTAATAAAAATTTCACAATTATGAAATTAACTATTTACATTTACAAATAACTATGGTATAATAAATAATTATGGGTATGACAAGTTTTTACACAGGTTCGTTGAGATACGACCACACAGGAAGAAAAAGAAAAAATCATTGTGCTAATAGAGTTGCCAAGAAAAGGCCACCTATAAGTACTGGTAATATAAAGCCAAGCCAAGCAGAGTTAGATAGGCTAAAGGCTGCAAGAGAGTTTAAGGAAAAGTATCCATCTATGATGGAACAACAAATTAAGAATGGTACTTTTTCTAAAGGCAATAGTCATATGGGTAAAAAAGAACCCATGCAATATACTGGTGAGAGAAAGCTAGTTGGTATTGCTACTATGCACAAATCAAATGCTGTGCCAATATTTGAAGATGATAAAGAACACGCTAAAGATATAGCAAGAATGCGAAGATGATGGATTTTTTAACGAGTTTCTTTAAAGGGTTATTTAATTTAGTAGGAGTTTTATTTAAATGGCTTGTAATTTTTTTACTAGGTATAGCTTTACTTTTAGTAATGCAAGGGAATTTAGGGTAATGGATATATTTAATACAATACTGGCAATAGGATTAACAATTGGTGCAGCTTTATTTGCATATGTAGGTTTAGTTATGAATCAAGAAATGAGAACAGGTAAACCACATAGAATGTTTTGGGAAAGAAAAGAAAAGAGAAAGATTTTTGATAAATCAGATTTAGAATATAAAGATGGAGATAATACGTGAGCATAGAAAACTACCATACTTTTGTAGATGGAAATCGTAGAGCAGATGTAATACTAAACAGTGATGGAAATGTTTGGGGAATTGATATGTATGAAAATAGTCAGTTCATAAAAAGAGAATTTTATGAAGGACATAGTGAAGCATACGCAGAGAGTGCAGCAGAGAATTTTGTATCAGGAGTTAAAAATTAGTTTAGTGGTTAGGGTCCGTCGTCGAACTCCTTATCAATCTCAGACGGCCCTGGCCACGCTTTTAAATGATAAGGAGAAATATGGCTAAAAGAAAAAAAAGAGGACCAACTTTAGATGATAAGTTTCTTGGACCTAAACCAAGTTATGGAGAACATAATCCAATACCTACTGACCCTAAGGAAATGGAAACTGAATGGAGAAGAGGTACATATTGGTATTATTATAATCAAAATAATAAAAAGGCTGAAGAGTCAGTACTTAAGTATTGTACATTACATCTAAATTTTTCTAAAAAAGAATTAGCTAATATTAAGAAAATAGAAAAGTGGAGGTTAAGACCTTTACATAAAATTGTATCAATGGTATTTTCTGGTTGGCCTGTTGGAACAGGTACTTATAGATGGAATGAACTAGAAGAAAAGCTTAGAGAGTTTGAAAGGCAAGGTTCATTAATTAAAAAAGAAGAATCACAGAAACCGAAACCTCCAGTAATTAGTCCACAAGAAAGAACTAAAGCTAAAGTCATGGATACTATATATGCTGACTGGGACGAAGTAATCGTTGAAGGCTGGTTTGATGGTAACTATACTCAAAAGTTTGGAGCTTATAATAGATTTAAGTTACATGGACTAAAGAGTAATTCCATCAAAATATTTAAAGATATGCTCATGATGGATTACAAGAATATAACTGAAGCATATAACAAAACATGTGAACAATGTGTGGAAGCATATTCACATATGTCAAAACCAGAAAAACGTAAAATGATAAAACAATTTGATGATGTATTTGCTGACCTAGATAGATTAAGAGATTCGTTTAAATCCCAAAGAACACCAAGACTTAGAAAAAGAAGAACATCAGATGCGCAAGTTTCGAAGCTTCAATATTGTCAAGAAGATATTGAATCTAAACTTACGTCAATTAATCCTATCCTTGTACCAGGAAAAAATAAAGTGTACATATATAATCGTAAAACTAGAAAGCTTATTGAGTATGTATGTTCCTCTATTGATGGTATTGAAATATCAGGGACATCGATTAAAAACTTTGATGAGGCAAGTCGTCAAGCTACAGTCAGGAAACCTGATGAAGTACTTCCAGATATTCTTAATAGAACGGAACTTCAGATTGATAAGATATGGAATAGCTTTACGACAAAAATAACTAAACCTACAGGACGAATTAACAAGGACTGTATTATAATGAGGGTAATGTAATGAAAGATATATTATTTAAAAATTTACCAGAGGAATCTATTACTGGTGATGAAATCTTTACAGGAAAAAGAGTTGTAGTGTTTGGACTACCTGGTGCTTTTACACCAACATGTAGTACTAAGCAAGTACCATCTTTTGATGAATACTATGATGAGATACTTAGTCATCAGATACATGAAATATATTGTGTATCAGTAAATGATGGCTTTGTTATGAAAGCATGGTTTGATGGATTAAATGTAGAGAAAGTAAAATACCTAGCTGATGGTTCAGGAGAGTTTACACGTAGAATGGGTATGCTTGTCAAAAAAGATAACTTAGGATTCGGTATGAGGTCATGGAGATATGCTGCTGTTATTGATGATGGCAATGTAGAAACTATAATGGCTGAAGATGGATTCCAAGATGATTGCGAAATAGATCCCTATGAAAACTCATCACCAGCTAAAGTATTAAATTATTTAAAAAATCCAGATGGAAACAATTAAAGAAAAAATTATGACAAAGAAAAGGTTCTCTACTGCTGTAGAGAATCTTGTCGCAAAAGAAAAGATGTCTTACATTGATGCAGCAACTTATGTGGTTGCTGAACGTGGTGTAGATTATCGTAATATGAAAAAGCTTTTAACTGATTCTTTGAAACAAAAGATTGAGGAAGAAGCTTCTAATCTAAATTTAATTAGAGCAAAGAAAGGAAATAAATTACCACTCTAAGGAGAAGAAAGAAAATAGTGGCACAAAATTTAGTTAAAAAAATTAGAAAAGTTTTGTGGGACCAAAATCCAGACCAAGATGTTTGGAAAGACCCGGATCCAGATGACTTAACTATTAATAATGCTTACAAGACTAGATGGATATGGTACCATACTATCTTAGGATTATTAATGTTATTTGCAAACATAACACTTATGGCAATATTTTTATTGTTGGCTATTAAGTTATGATGGACCCTTATGATTCTTATAAATTATATAATGCTTTAAAGTTACATTTTGAAAGTAACTATGATGCCATTAAATATAACTTTAAGACTACAGTAAAACCACAATCCTTTTTTAAAAGAAAAGATAAATACTTTTTTGCAAAGATAGCAAAGACTTATGAAAAAGATATTCTTGAGTTTTATGTTTCAAACTTTAAGAATGATATGAAGTATGTTGGTGATATGGTCAATGATGAAGGCGATAGACACTATCAGAAACATAAGAAGATAATGGAATCTATAACTTATCAATTTCAGAATGATATAAATAAACTATACGAAAGTAATTCTGATTTTGATTCTTTATTAGAAGCGAAAGATAATGAACATCCTTTCGTTATAAAGTTTTGGTTACAAGATGAGATTGAGTTAGAAACAATTGTAATCTTGGACTCAATAACTGGGTTTATGGAACGTGAGAACTCTAAGATAACAGAGACAATTATTTGGCCTGATATCTATAGAAAGATTATAAAATATAAACCTTTCGTAAAGTTCGATAAAAGTAAATGTATAAATTTATTAAAAAAGACCTTTACAAATACCTAATACTATGGTATAATATAGTATATTATATTATGAATAAAGTGGATAATTCAGTAAACACAATGTACATACGGAGAATAAAATGTCATTAGAAAATCTAAAGAGTATGCGAGGCTCGTCAATCGACCAACTCGTAAAAGCAGCAGAAGCTGTATCCACAAAAGCAGAAACAACATCTTATGTAGATGATCGTTTTTGGAAACCTACTAGAGATAAAGCAGGAAACGGTTATGCCGTGGTTCGATTCTTGCCAGCAAAAGAAGGTGAGGACCTTCCTTGGGTAAGGTATTGGGACCATGGGTTCAAGGGTCCTACTGGTCTATGGTATATAGAAAACTCATTAACGTCCATTGGACAACCTGACCCTGTATCAGAGTCTAACTCTGTACTATGGAATACTGGTAGAGATGAGGATAAAGCAACTGCTAGGGATAGAAAAAGAAGACTACATTATGTAAGTAATGTTCTTGTTATATCTGACCCTGACAATCCACAAAATGAAGGAAAGGTATTCCTATATCAATTTGGTAAAAAAATCTTCGATAAAATTATGGATGTTATGCAACCACAATTCCAAGATGAAGAACCAGTAAATCCATTTGATTTTTGGGAAGGTGCCGACTTTAAAATTAAAATCAGAAAAGTAGAAGGCTGGGTTAACTATGATAAATCAGAGTTTGCTAAACCCTCTGCATTATTTGATTCTGATGAAACAAGACTGACAGAGGTATATGAAAAACTATATTCTCTATCAGAGTTCACTAAACCAGAGAACTACAAATCTTATGATGAGCTTAAAGCTAAGTTAAATAGAGTATTAGGTATTGATGGTGGTGATGCAATGGAAAGTTCCTTTGTAGAAACTGCACCAACTTCACCTGCTCCTGATATAGCGACGGCTGAACCCGTATCTGAGGCGTCCTCGGAAAGAGAGGAAGAAGATACGCTCAGTTATTTTGCTAAGTTAGCTCAAGAAAGCTAGAGTCCTGACGAGGGCAAGACCTGCATGATACGCTTAGAGCGAGGGTCGGAAAGAGGAGGGGAAACCCTCCTTTTTTTTATCTTGGGGATGCTTCTGAACCAGAAGCCATATCAGGGTTAGCCTGATTGATTACCACATTAGATGTACTACTTGAAGTGTTACCACCAGTGACTACAGATGTACCTCCGCCACCACCTTGATTAGGTATTCTTAATATTGCATTTTCAGCTGATAGATTTTGTACCATCATTCCATCAACATTACCACCTGGTGTACCTGGTGTCATAGTACCACCACCATCTGACTCTAAAGCTAACACATCTCTTAATCTTTGTATTACAGCAACCGATTGGTTTATATCACTTTCTATATTTTTGAGTCCTACAAATTCTGTATCACCAATTCCTAAGAACCCACCAACTTCACCACCAATAATTGCAGCCTCTAGTGTTGATGTAGCTGCTTGTAAACTTTTAGCAAATTCTTCAGCATCAAAGTCTACAGATATATTACCAAAACTATCTAGTGCCTCACCAAATTCAGTAAAGGCTTCTGTACCTGCTTTAACTGTATCAGCATTCTCACCAAGATTAATAGCTGCTTCGATTGGTGATTTCTTTCCTCTTAAAAAGTTTATAGCATCTGAAGCCGCACCTGTTAATGCTCCTACAAATGAACCTGTACCAAATGCAGCAAGCCCTGCACCTAATGCTGATAGAGCAAGAACAGTTTCGTCAATCTTATCTATATCACCAGAGCCACCAATTGAAAGTAATTCAGTGACAGTGTTTTTAATAGCTAATCCTTGGCCTTCACCTGAAGCATTTGCGAAAAATGAACCTACTCCGAATCCAACTAATCCACCACCTAATGATTTTAAAGCATTGACAGTATTCTCCATCTTTGCAGGGTCAGAATTAGGGTCCTCAGATATAGATAAATAATGACCTACACTTGTTTTTACAGCTAAGGCTTGTTCAGCACTAGCAGCATTTGCAAAGAGTGAACCAATACCAAAAGCAACTAAGCCTCCGCCAATCCTGGCTAACATTCCCATAACCGTATCAGCAGAAGATATTGATGCGTCTTCTATGTTAGCTATTGATAAGTATGTTCCTACAGACTTTTTAACTTCTTGAGCCTGCTCATCTGATGAAGCATTTGCAAAAAATGAACCTATACCAAAAGCAACTAAACCCCCACCTATTTTCGATAGGGTACCCATAACTGCTGTACTATCTTCTGTATTTAATTCAGCAATGGATAATAGTGTTGCAACATTCTTTTTAATATCTGAGGCAAAATCATCCCCTTGGAATTTTTGTGCGGCTGCTGCAGCAGCTCCACCTACAGCAAATATACCTAAACCTGCTCCAAGTGCAGCCATGGTTACGAAGAATTTTCCACCTTCAGCAAACATATTTCCACCAGTCTTTTCGACTTCATCATTAATGGATAATAATGTAGTGACATTTGTTTTTATCTTTTCTACATCCATATCCTCAAAGGCTTTAATTAGTTTTGGTGCTGACATAAATATCAGACCAATACCAACGCCTAGACCTGCAGCAGCAATACCTGCTCCAGCAAGTATACCACCAAACTTACCTAGTGGTCCACCTTTATTGTCTGCTTCTACTGTGGCTTTACCAGTTGCTTGTGGTAAATCTCTAATAGCATCTCTGATTTCTTCAAAGATTGTAGCACGGTCCATGGAATCTTCTTTCTCTTGAAGACTACCTTGGTTCATTACATCACTGAAATTATCAAACCCAAAGGCAACACGCTTTTGTAATTGTAGTAATTGTTCTTGAGTCTTTTTAGATTCAAGTAAATGCCTACGTGTATTACGACCGTCAACTTCTATCTTTTGAGTTGATTTATTATTCGCTTCCATTAAAGCGATTAAATCCGATATACCTTTCTTACCTAAAGGTTCTTTACCGTTGCCTTTGTTATCTTCTTCCATTTTTTATTTTACTTTTTTTGGTTATCTGAATCGTGTTCTTTTGCAGCACTATTTACATATAGTCCAAACCAAGCTGCTCCTGCTCCAACTAAGATTGATATTAAACCACTCTGTTCCATCGTTGGTGCTTCTAAATCTAGGAACCACATTACTACAAAATAAATTAAAAATATATAAACACTTAAGAATGCTCTTGGCCATATCCTCCATGCATCAACCGCTTTCGCCATAAAAATCCACTTCTGCCATGGATTCTTTTTATCATCATGTTCCATTTCCCAGATTTGTTGTTTCAGTTGGTTATTCTCCGTAACCATTTCCATAAATTTACTTAAATCTATTTCAACTTCGTTACGACTCATATCACCGCTGAATCTTTCTCTGTCATTAGACATTATCTTCTCCTTCTCTTATTCATAGATTCTATCTTCTGATTTTCTTGTTGTATATGGTCCTTGAGTAGAGATAAATAAATTTCCCTCTCCCACGGCATCATATTATCAATCTCTGTTAGACTGTACTTATGATGTTGCATTAATGCAAAGTTTGTTTGATAGTGATTACTTAAACTATCGTGCGAGAGGCTTATGTAAAAAAACTATTCAGTCCTCTCAACTCTACATCATTATTCTTACCACACTTAATACAATCGTAATCAGATTTATAATACACGGCTGGTACTTCTCTAAAGAATTCTATAATCTTTCTGTATTGCTCTCCGTTAAGATTATCAATAAAAGAATTTAATTCTTCTTTAGTTTCAACCGATGCATCATATACATTATCATTATCAAAAATTGAATCTATAGATTCTACTATTACATCCATCATTCCTTCAGATGAATTTAGCTTTTCTGCATCTAAGTTAGCTATCATCTCTAAAGATGGATAATTTAAAACAACTCCTATGCCAGATTTTTTATCTAACATGATGTTTCTATCTTGATTTTTGTTAATGATTTCTACATCAGCAACATCAATCGTTATTGGTGATAATCCACCACAACCTTCCTCAACGCATTTAATCTGTAGGTTCATTTTTTCTCCTACAGACTTAGCCCTTAACATTAAGAATAGATACTCGATATCAAATACAGTCAGGTCATCTAAACTATTAATACTATAACATGACATTATAATATTTCTAACTGCTTCTGATATTTGCACCGGGTCGTTAGATTCCAATGCAATCATAAGTACCTTTTCTTCCTTAACAAGATAAGGTCTCATATTAATCTGTTCTCCAGTTGAAGGTAATTCAATCTTATACTGAGGAACATTCATTTTTGGTAAAGCCATTATATACTCCTATAACATTATAAATTATTAACCCAAATTGGTAACCAAATCAGCCGCTGACCTTAAGGCACTTAATGTACTACTTACAGGTCCTTCGGGTTCATACTTATCGTAACTAAAAGTTACTGATAATTCTTGGATAGAGTTCTCCGCACTATTATCCAATTCTATAGCAGAGACGGTTGTAGGGAAAGCATTCTCTAACCTTACTCCGTACACTGGTATATTTTTTTGATTGAGTTGCTGTATAACAACATCAACCGCAAAATCTTTTTTATATCCAACGCGATAACTATCTAAGTCTACAATACCACTTACCCAGTTATCAAACAGTATCTTCATATAGTAATCATTTGTTAACATAAACTTTAATGTGACATCTTCATCTATAATACTCTGTACTTGAGGCACTGCTTGTTTTTCAGCAATGTAATCAGCGGTAGTTATTTGTCTACCAGGAAGCTGAGCACTCATACAGAGCAAAGATATATCTCGAGGATCATTTATTAAATTCTTAACTTTAAAACTTCCAGAGACTAGTGAACCAACTAGTACTTCTGGATTTAAATTCAGTAATGAAACTGAAGGTGGTGTAAATATTACCTGGAATCTATTAGGTCTCGATACTCCACCTTTTTTTCCAATTAATGATTTTATATCATCTACACTATTTGCCATTTATTATCTTCTCGCTATTTTAAGACTTTCTTGCCAGACGGCAGTCTTACTCTTCTTCTTAAATTGTTCTATTGGTAAAAAGATTGCTATTTCCCATTCAGTCATCGGTACTAAAGCAAACTGTGATTTAACATGTTTACCGAGATAGTGTTTAAAACATGGTTTAAACTCTTTGTATTTTCTAGTTCCTTTTAATAGATTATATCTAATCTTTCTTAATCTAGAGTTTTCTCTAGGATTGGCTGGTCCTAATCCCATTAGGTCATCTAAGAATCTTGCTCTAACATTATAGTTTAAGTAATGTAGATTTAATCCATAGAATCCACCAGGAGCTGGGTCAACTATAATAGACAAAGGAAACCTATCATAGTATGGTAATTCTTTCTTTAGCTTAGGGTCATAGAAGTACATGTACATGTTTCCACGTATCTCTGTACCGGTTCTCTTCAAGGCACTATCTCTGAGTATCTTTTGTCTACTAGGAATTGATAGTTCCTGGACTTTCTTTTTGAACCACTTCTGTGATTCTTTTGTCCGACCCTCAATACCAGCTCGAAATGCCTGTGCCTGTAGTGTATCAAATAAACTAGCCATAATACTATTTATAAAGTTATCACAGTACTTTGATGTTTAGATTTTTTAAAGTTTCTTCTGTCCATACCTGAAACTGCCAACCGTTATGTTCAGCAAATTTATTAGCAGCATTCCACTTATCGTTATTTACCGCAAAAGTGGCTATCTCCTTAATATATTTTTTAGTTCTTCGTGACTTTTTCTTTGGTGGTAATGTCTGACTCTTTGGTTTAATTTCTACCAGATATGTCTTTTTATCTTCCATCTGAATAAGTAAATCAACAAAGTATCTATGGATTCTACCATCTACAGAAGATTTATATGGAACGACAACTTCTTCAGAGTTCCATAGTTTTACCTTTGGATTGTTCTCACACCACCTAAATGTATTCCTTTCCCATAATGACCTATAGGTAATCTTATTCGGATCACCCGCATATTTCTTTGGATTCTTTAATTTGTATCTACCTTTGTAACTCATATAAATAATTGTATTAGTTTATTTTTTATTTATAAGGGTTAATATGGCAGAAACAGAACAAGAACAGGAAAGTACCCAGGAGAGTACGGAAGAAAAAGGTAACGAATCTGAAATCGTTATATTTCCTGCTCAGCTATCAAGGTTTATTGAATTAGGTAATCCATATATATGCATACAGGTATTTGAACGCGAAGGCGATGCAACAATAGAACCATATAAGATATTCATGTATCAACCTATAGGTATGAATCTTGCTGATAGTGCTAACTATGCTAACTTTGATGCAGGAATGGTAGGTGGTGGATTAAATGCTTTACTTACTAGTATAGGTGTAAGGTCTGGAGAATCAACTGGATTGACTCAAGCTGATTTAACAGCAGGTGCTTTATTAAATGCTGATATGTTTTCTGGTATACCAGGTATAGATACAATAGCTAAAGGTACAAGATTAGCTGCTATTGAAGGTGGTGTTGCTGTCAATCCAAATACTAAAGTAGCCTTTGAAGGTACATCAGTTAGAACGTTTCAATTAGATTTTAAATTTATATCTGAAAGTAAAGCTGAGTCTGATACAGCAAAACAAATAATTAATATATTTAGAAACTATATGTACCCAGATAAAACAGGAGCTCTATCCTTACAGTATCCTGCAGAATTTAAAATTAGCTTTATGCTAAAAGAAGATAGAAACCCATACTTACCAACAATACTAAATTCATTCTTAACTAATATGACCACAACATTTAATCCATCTACTAACTCTTCGCATGCTGATGGTTCTCCTAGTGAATTAGATTTAAGTTTAACCTTCCAGGAAACAAGAGCAATGGTAAGACAAGACTTATATAATGAAGCTGATGGATTCCCAGGCTCTGATGCACTAGGTCCAACAACACCGGTAAAGAATGAGGAAGCACCGGCAGAGTCAGATGATACTACATCTGGTCAATCAGGAGGTGAAGGATAATGGCATACTTTAAACAATTCCCAAAGGTTGAATATGATTTTGAAAGAAATGGTATTGTACAAAATATGGTTGACATATTCAGACACGTTAAACCATTACAAGATTTTGTAGATAACTTTTCGGGTTATCGTTTTTATAATATTATAAATGGTGAAAGACCAGATATAGTATCGAGTAGATTATATGGTAACCAAGATTTTTATTGGACGTTCTTTGTTATAAATGAATACTTACACGATGGATATCGTTCATGGCCAGTATCTCAAGAAGCCTTGCTTAAATTTATGGAGGTAGAATATAATGGATTTGCGATAGAAACAAATCCTAGCACCATAGACAGAACAAGTGACGGATTAATAGAAAGTCCAATTACTTCTCATAGAAATAGTTTAGCTGGTAGATTTAAAGTAGGCGAGACTATCACAGGTGGAACTACAGGAGCTACAGGAACTTTAACTAGAAAGATTACCGACTTAAGTCAACTTATAGTACAGAATACCACTGGTACATTTGTTGCTCCAGAGTTGGTAATAGGTAGTACATCAACAGACTCTGTATCTTCTTTCAGAGTCTATAGATATGCCGATGCACCTTACTTTTATCATAAGAAAACAGACGTAAGCAGAAGACCAGTAACTAATAGTACACATATACCTACTAATGTACCGGCAAGGAATGACCTAGGAGCATTAACCGGTGAAACTGTTTCAGGCGGAGTACCTGATGCTGACTTAACATTTGTATCAAATAGAACTCATGAATTTGAAAAGAATGAGCAAAGATCAAGAATGAGATATGTGGACCCTAATTATGTTGGACAATTTGCTGACAAATTCAAGAGACTATTAAATGCCTAATACATCAAACTTTGATAATAGCTTTAAGGCTAATGGATACGGTTTAGAAACACTAAAGATATTTTCTAATCTTGCAGAAACTGATGGACCAGAACAACATATAGAAGTTAGGAATCAAGTTCTTGAAATAAAAATTACAGAAAGCTTATTTAGAAAACATATAGAAGTAGAGTTTACAATAGCTGATGCTCTTAGTATATTAGAATCTTTAAAGATTGGTACCGGCGAAAAGGTAGAGATTAATCTTTTTAGAAAAGATGTTGAAACAAAAGAAAGAAAAGAGTTCTTACTAAATTTACGTATAGCAGAAATTAAAAACTTCTCTAGGATTAAACCTAGTGTAACTAATATGACATTCAGATGTGTATCTGAGTTTGTATATAATAATCAATTCAGAACTTTAGTTAGACCATTTGAAGGAGCTATAGGAAAGAACATTAAAGATATATGTACTAGTGATTTAAAAATAGATGCAAAGTTATTAGATATTGATGAAGCTGGTGGATTGGCTACAGGTATATATCCTCGTATGAAACCATTAAGTTGTATAGAATGGTTAGCTAGGAATGCATTCTTAGATAAAACTCCATACTTCTTTTTTGAGACTGCATCGGGTGATGTTAAGTTTGAAGCTTTAAGTACAATGATGGATAAAGAAGTGTATGATACATATAAGTATGAACCTTTCTTTCTATCAGATATTGGCGCTGAAGATAAACCAGTAGAAAATTACAGAGAAGAACGACTAAAAATTAAAGGCCTATCATCAGACTTTAATGTATCAAAACTAAGAGCAGGGGCTGAAGGTTCATTTGGTGCTACCATGCATACTTATGATATAGCAACAAAAACATTTGATGATAAATTATTCTTTAACTATAAAGGCGATAAAAAGCTCAATGATAATGTTCCATTCTCAGAGAAGACAAAGTTTTTAGATAGAACATTTGACCAACATACAGAAGGTAAGAACTATTTTATATCATTAAATAGCGAAGCATACGAGCAGGATAATTACCATCAGTCTACATCACCAACTTTATTATCGTCACAATCAGTTTTACATAATTTAAATAGTATAACATTAGACCTTCAGTTAAATGGAGACTTTGATTTTAAGTTAGGTAATACAATAGAATTGGATATTACTAGAGCTGGAGCAGATGATAAGGAAGTACCACAGGATGTATATCTATCAGGTAAATATTTAGTAGCGTCTATTACACATATCTTTAAGGAAGATTATAATATGAATGTAAAAGTTAAGAAGGATTCTTTTATTGAAAGTATGGAAGATATCGTTAAGATAACACCAGAGGAGGAAGCGTCATAATGTATGATGACCAGTTTATAGGAAAGGGAACCTTCTCTTGGTTTATAGGGGTTGTAGAAAGTGTGAACGATCCGAAATTTTTAAACCGTGTTAAGGTGAGATGCTTTGGATACCACACTCAGGATACTGGTATACTACCTACAGAAAAGTTACCTATGGCTACAGTGATGATGCCAAATACATCTGCATCTTTAAAAGGTGTTGGTTCTAACCATGAGTTAGAGATTGGTTCTACTGTAGTAGGATTCTTTAGAGATGGTAACTCTGCTCAAGACCCAATCATAATGGGTTCAGTTGCAACTCAAACAGAATCAGTAATTGATATACCAACAGAAGCTCAATTAAATCCGCCTACAAATAAAGTACATAAAACAGAAGGTGGACATTTAATTGAATATGATAACACTGATGGTTCAAAAAGAATTAATATTCAACATGCTTCTGGTACAACAATTAATATCAATAATGATGGAACAGTAGAAATAAATGCTGTAAATGATATTGTAAATATTGATGGTAATACAACAATTACGGGAACACTACATGTTACTGGAGCTCAAACAAATGATTCGACTATTGTTGCTACTGACAGTATAACAGGTAAAGAAATAACTCTAGATACTCATGTTCATACAGGAGATAGTGGAGGTAAAACCGGAACTCCTGAGTAATATGTATAAATAATACTATGGCAACAACAATCCAATCAGATAAAAGTGTAATCGGAGATATACGAAAAGCTAAAGTAGTGGCTAGACAAGTTGGCCACAGGGACTTAGACCTATCGCTTAAGATACATCCAATAAGAAAAGATATCATTCCACTAAAGGACGATAATGCTATTAAGAATGCTATCCGAAATTTATTAGTAAGTAACTTTAGTGATAGACCCTTTCAGCGAGACAAGGGAGCAAATCTCAGAGCATTACTATTTGAACCAGCTGATGTAATAACTACAGTTGCTATCAAACAAAATATAAGAAAAGTTATCGCAAAGTATGAACCTAGAGTTAAACTAATAAAGATAACAGTACAGAATAAAGCGGACCAAAACGCTTACAGAATTATTGTTAGATTTTTAATAAAGGAATTTGACCAAGCAGATAATGTAGAAATAATACTAAGAAGGTTAAGATAATATGGCTACTAATTTAAACGTCACGGAACTAGATTTTGATGATATTAAACGAAATCTAAAAAACTTTTTAAAGAGACAGAGCGAGTTTACTGATTACGATTTCGATGGTTCAGGACTAAACGTACTACTCGACGTCCTTGCATATAATACTCACTATAACGCGATGAATGCTCACTTTAGTTTAAACGAGGCATTCCTAGACTCGGCTCAAATAAGAGGGAACGTTGTAACGCGTGCAAAACTACTTGGGTATATACCGCGGTCGATACTATCACCGCGTGCCTCCGTAAATTTAACAGTGAATGTCGCGGGCGTATCTGGTACTATACCATCCGTTCTTACTCTGAGTCGTGGTACCAAACTGAAAACGATTGTAGATGGCGAAGAGTTTCAATATGTAGTTCTTAATAACCAGCAGGCTACTCTCGTTGGTAATAACTTTACCTTTAATAACGTGACTATCGTAGAAGGTAGTATCAGAGAGCTCAAGTATAGAGTCGATAACGATATAGAGAACCAAAGGTTTCAGTTATCAGACGTAGACGGCGACACATCTACACTGCGAGTCAGAGTACAGACTAACCAGGAATCCTCGGCCTTTGATATATACACTAAGTTCGAAACGTTAAAGGGAGTCGACTCGTCCTCTAAAGTATTCTTCCTGCAAGAGAACCCAGCTGGATTCTATGAGGTACACTTCGGCGACGGCGTAACTGGATTCAAACCAACTAATAATAATATCGTTACTATCGATTATGTCAGCACAAAGGGTAAGGACTCAAACGGAGCCAGCACATTTTCCATGGTAGATAACATCGGCGGGTTTACAAATATAACGATAGCTACGGCCTCGAACTCATCTGGTGGTGCAGATGTAGAGACACTCGAATCCATTCGATTTAACGCACCGCTAACTTTTATATCGCAAAACAGAGCAGTGACAGCCGACGACTATGGAGCTATCATTAAGAAGAACTTCTCTAATATCGATAGTATAGCGACATGGGGTGGCGAGGACCAGGATCCCCCAGACTTCGGTAGAGTATACGTTGCTATTAAACCATTACTAGCCGACGCACTTACAGAGGCGGAAAAAACAGAAATCACCGGCTCAATTTTAAAGGGTAAGAACGTAGTGAGTATAACACCGACTATTGTAGACCCTAACTTTACGTTCCTAGAGCTCGACGTATTCTTTAAGTTTAATCCAAACCTTACAGATAGAAGCTCTGTTGAACTACAGTCTGTAGTCAGAGATACTATATCAGACTTTAACTTTAATAACCTTAACAAGTTCGATGGTGTATTCAGACACTCACAGCTTACGAAACTTATAGACAACAGCGACCCTGCGATACTCAACAGTATAATCAGGCCACGCATGTTTCAGAATATAGAAAGCAAGGCATCTATAGACAATAATTTTGAGCTTACGTTTGCAGCCCCCTTTTTCCAGAGCGGTGATTCTACCAAATTTATTATCACATCTACGGCGTTTAAAATTAACAATGTAGAACACTTCTTCGGAGATATACCAATCTCTGGTAGTAATAATAGAAGAGTAATCGTATTCAAGGTAGTAGATAGCAAGAACGTTACTGTTATCAACGACGCTGGTTTGGTAGAGGTAGACAAAGGAAAGATAACATTAAATAACTTCCGACCCGACTCAGACACAAGCGTTAGAATCACAATTGTTCCTAACAGTCTAGATATAGCCCCAAAACGTGAGCAACTTTTATCCATTTTTAATAGCCTAGTTTCGATAACTCCTGAGATAGATACTATCGCAACGGGTGGTAGCAGTGGTGCCATAACATATACCACTACATCGAGGTTAAAGTAGTATGTCTGAAGTATTCCACGATGCCGCTGCCAGATGTAAAACCACTCTGACTCCTGGTGCTATCGATAACGATACATCTACACTCGACGCTACCAAGGAGCATCTACGTTTAGACCAGTTAATACCACAAGAGATTATATCAGATAGAGCCAAGCTCGAAGAGTTTCTAAAGGCATACTATACGTTCATGAATATGGACGAGTTTATATACCAGGAGACTGAAACATTCAACGAGGTGGTACTAGATGGTAAGGTATCCTTTAGAATAGAAGATCCAAACAACGATAATAACGAGTTCTTTACGGACGAGACCGGCGACAATAGTACTCTCGTATTAACAGCGCCGAACGGTACTACTACCACTATACCACTATCCGCAGCAAACGTTTCGATCACTAACGGAAACGAGCTGCCTGGAAGCTTAGCAGCCTCCTCCAGTGAGATTGGAAAAACATTCACGGTTAATAGCAATCCTTCTCAGAATCAGGTGAATCTCGCGTCTTTTAACAACCATACGGCAAAGCTCACTACAATCGTAAAGTACTGGGTCGGGCCCGGACCGTCCTACGTAATGAACACTATCGAGGAAGCCATGGATATAGACCAGAACGAGTCAAACTTCCTCGAGCTGATGCAGAAAGAGATTGCGGCCACGGTCCCGCGTAACGTTAGCGTAAACAAACGTAATCTATATAAACAGATAACTGATTTCTATAAGGTGCGCGGTAGCTCCGATAGCATAGAGATATTCTTTAGACTATTGTTTAACGATAACGTAGAGGTAGAGTTTCCCTTCGATAAGACTCTCATTCCTTCTAGCGGCAACTGGGAGGTGGATAGTTCGCTTCCAAACGGTGGCAGGTATCTAGATAATAAGGGGTTTCTATCCTACGATATCAAGATACAGGATAGTCTCAGGTTCCAGAAGTTCTCGTATCTCGTAAAGACCGGTCAGAATCTAGAGGACTGGCGTATGGCGTTCAACAAACTCGTGCATCCAGCAGGGTTTATATACTTCGCAGAGATACTTATATTCCTTGAGCTAATAGACGATGTACTCGGAGCCGCTCTGAATAAAGCATCGATGCCTGGTGCGCAACCTGGTTTAGTAGGGCCAGAGGATATACCATTACTCGTAGAGATATTTGTTTCCGAGTTCCTACCTACCACAGAGGCTAAGATACATAAGTCAGGTACACTATCACTGACGCTCAAGAATGGAGTAATTAGTTCAACCACAATAACAGCAGGTGGGTCAGGGTATGTCAATGCGCCCACAATCACTAGTTCTGACAGCGGTACGCCACCGGGCCGTGTAGCTGCAACTTTGACCGCTAGTATCAGTGCTGGTGCAGTCTCAGCTATTACCATTGTGGACGGAGGAAAGGACCATAACGTTCCGACACTCGAAATTGCCGCTCCTGCAGCTATTGTATTCGACGGGTCCTCTTCAAGCATTGTTTCAGCTGCAGATGATACGATTACACTCAGTTCCGCTCAGCAGGCAGCTTTTCCGGTTGGTAGTCAACTGACTTATACCAATGGTGGAGGCTCTACTATAGGTGGATTAACGTCTGGAAATACTTTTCACGTAGTGTTTAGTAGCGGTAATAAGATCAAATTAAGTAGTTCTAGCGGCGGTTCGGTCATTCAACTGACTCCTGCTACTACCGGTAGTGCTCATACACTGACTGGTACAACTGCAACAGCTACCGCAGCGAAGATAGACGGTTCACTGGATACTCTCTCTGTAGTAGAGGAAGGATTCGGATATAGTAGCGCGCCAGCTATTAGTTTCAATGGTGTGGCTCTCGATGGTCTATCCGGAGTGGCGCCGGTCGTCAGTATCGGCATTACATCGGAGGGTAAACTCGATATCGATAACATTACAATCAGCAGTCGTGGTCAGAACTGGTCCAATCTATTCGGTATAGTAGCGGGTAACGCGAATGCCGGTAAGATTGCGACAGTGACGGCGATAGGGCGTGCCGACAAGATATATACTACCGCACCGAGTATCGTGTTTCCCGAACCTACGGCGAAGGATGCTGATGGTACCTTACTATCGTCTAACGTCACTGCCGTGGCTAACTTTACGTTGGATTCCGAGGGAGAAATCACTGGTGTCAACATTACGAACGCAGGAAACGGCTACGTAATCGACCCAATCGTGACGCTGGAGAGTGCGGTACATAACGAGCAGCGTGTCAAGGATATATCGGAAGTCATACATCTGAGCCTCAATCATAAGCCTCTGGCAGTGGGTGAACCAATCTTTACAGTGTTTACCAATCCTCGTCAGAGCAGCGGAAGTCTGCAGAACGACGGAGTAGCCGATAAGATACTTCCCGAGCACGATGTAGAGGTCGCAAACGTCAACTTTAGAACGATTGAGAACAATAGCTATAGACAGAACAGAGGTCCAAGTAACTTCTTCACGAGTCCGAGGCTATTCAATTCGAATCATACTTTAGCCTTTTTAGGTAGTAATCAGTTACAAACTATCGATTCAACTGATATAAATAAATATAACACAAGTACATTTGTACACATAGAATAGAAACAGGAAATTAATTATGCCAGCAATAGTAACAAACAAATTTAGAGTTCAGAACGCAGAGAACTTTAAAGATAACGTAGCTAAGTCAAGTGTCTATGTATCTATCGGTAAGCCAGACGTATGGTCAAACTCCACGTCGGATACTACTGACGGTACACCTACCACACCAGTAGATAGACTAGATGACTTAGGAGAAGCAAGGGCGCAAATGTACGGTCTTAAAAAGATTGTTGCGTCAGATATATCACACGTAGTACCAAGGAAAACATGGACCGCAGGGCGTACATACGTCGCTTACGATTCAGACGATGGGTCTTTATTCGATAGAGACTTCTACATACTAACCTCAGAGTTTAAAGTATATAAATGCATCAAAGCTGGTGGTGGTGTTTCGAATATACAGCCAACTCAAACATTGACTGACCCACAGGCTGAGTCAGATGGTTACGTTTGGAAGTTTATGTTTACAACAGGTGTTGCAGATGCCGATAAGTTCTTAACGAATAGCTATATGCCGGTTAAGACTGTAGCACTTAAGACAAGTAGTGAAGTTGCTGCAGCTGTCTCAAGCTCTGCGACTGTGATTCTTACTGATGTAAACGATGATATTTCTGTAGGTCAAACTGTTTCTGGTACTGGTATATCCGGTACTCCTACTGTATCAGCAATCAGTGGTTCAACACTCACACTATCAGCTGCACAGACTATATCAGCTAATGTTATACTAACATTTGAATTTGCTGACAATAATGCAGCATCTGCTAACTTATCAGAGACTGACTTTGCTCAGTTCTTAAATCAAAAAGCATCCAGAGATTCAGCTACAGCGGCAGGTATCGAAAGATACGAGGTTACCTCTGGTGGAACAGGATATACCTCTGCACCTACAGTAACTATCTCAGGAGACGGTACTGGAGCTACAGCCACAGCAACAGTAAGTGGTGGAAACGTTACAGCTATTACAGTAGGTAATAAAGGTACTGATTATACAGTAGCTAAGGTTGTTATATCCGGCGGTGGTGGTTCTGATGCCACAGCAAGAGCTGTGATATCTCCACAGGGTGGTCACGGAGTTGACCCAGTGGCAGAGCTAGGAGCTTTCTTTATATCACTTAACTCTAAGTTGAGTGGTAACGATGGTACTGACTTAACTGTAGGTAATGATTTTAGACAGGTTATGGTAATTAATGAACCTAGAAACTTTAACGCAACACCTGGTGCAGGTTCTATTGCTACAGCATCTACACTGAAAGGCTCAAAGGCATTAAAACTAGCTACAGCTTCTGATGCTACTGATTTTCAGGTTGATGAACTTATTGTTGGTCAATCAGCAAATGCACCTCAGGCATATATCCTAGAGATAGATGCTGGAAATGGCTTATTAAGATATCATCAGAACCAAAAAACAGGATTCGAAAAGTTTGAGAATGGAGAAACTGTAATAGGTCAAACAAGTACTAAGAGTGCTGCCCTACATGGTTCAACTGCTTTAGTTGACCCAGAGGTTGATAGAAGTTCTGGTGAGATACTATTCTTAGAGAATAGAAACCCAATTAGTAGAAGTACTACACAGATTGAAGATATTAAAGTTATAGTAGAATTCTAATATAGATACTATTAGGAAGTAAAATTTATGGCAACAACAAGAATTAAACATTACAATGTAGCACCTTATTATGATGACTTCGATGAATCAAAAAACTTTCATCGAATACTATTCAGACCAGGGTTCTCAGTACAAGCAAGAGAACTAACTCAATTACAATCCTCGCTCCAAGCTCAACTCGATAGATATGGCCAGTTTGCTTTTAAAGATGGCTCAAGAGTTGTTGATGGTAAGGTAACACTTAACGTTGAGTATGATTTTATAAAGGTTGAGTCAGCATTTACTCATTCCACGGCTGGTTCTCTCAACAGTGACTCCTACCTATCAGAGTTTGTAGGTAAAGAAATCACAGGTGCAACAAGTGGAATAAAAGCTGAAGTATTAGAAGCTGTAAGTTCTACAGGTTCAGACCCTAATACATTATATATTAAGTACATAACTTCTGGTACAAATAACACTACAAAAACATTTGCTGCTGGAGAAGAGTTTAGTTCTAATGGTAGTCCAGTAAGACATGGTATGGTTGGTGGTGGTTCCAACATCGACGGAAGTAACACTGCCTCATCAATATCAACACCTACAGGGTTTGGTTCCACAGTAAATATCGAAGAAGGTGTATACTTTATATCAGGTACATTTGTATTTGTTCCTGGTGGTTCTATTATATTAGATAAGTATACAAATACACCAAACTACATAGTAGGTCTAAAAGTAATCGAAGATATTGTCGATTCCTCAACTGATACATCTTTATTAGATAACGCACAGGGTGTTCCTAACACTGCAGCACCAGGTGCTCATAGATATAGAGTTACGACATCTCTCATCAAAGAACCTCTTGCACTAGCAAGTAGAACTGAAGCAAGTTATATCACTCTTATTGTTATTGAAGATGGTAAAGCTTCAGTTGATAAAACTGATAAGAACCAAGATACCGAATTAACAGAAAGATTAGCAAGAAGAACTTTTGAAGAGTCAGGCGATTATACCGTAGAGCCTTACCAGTTAAATGTCAAGGAGTTCTTTAAAGATGACTCAGCATCACCTGATGAAAGGTATAAGTTTGGATTTAAAACAGCAACAGAGATTATAAACGATGAGTTAGTATCAGCTGTAGATAAAAGTAATCCTACATCAGCAGAACTTGCAAATGCTACTACTTTTGGTAAGAACAGATTATCAATAGGTGTTGAGCCTTCTGTTGCATATGTAAAAGGATTCAGAGTAGAGAATACATCCACAAGGAATATTGTATTAGAAAAACCTAGAGGTACTGATGCTGAAAATAATATAAACCTTTCAACTACCAGTATACAGGTTGGTAACTTCGTTAAGCTGAACGCATCGACTGTAAAAGGTATGCCTGATGTTGATAGTTTTACCACAATGAATCTACATGATGCTGCTAGCCAAGGTGGTAGTGTTATAGGTACGGCAAGAGCACGTTCATTAGAGTTTACTAGCAGTGAATTAAGACTATTCCTTTTTGATATCAAAATGAATTCAGGTTCTAACTTTAGTCAGGTTAAAAGTGTAGACCAAACAGGAGTAACACAAAACTTTATAGGTAACTTAATATTAGATAGTGCAAATAGAGCTCAGTTGTTTGATGTTGGTAATAATGGATTAGTATTTAGATTACCACAAACTGCTGTTAAGACTCTATTCTCTGCAGGAAATCCATCTGTAGTAGATACAGCGTATGTCACTAAGCAAAGGTTTGAAGTTGATAGTGCATCGATTAGTTTAGCATCTGGCCAAGGTACATTTATAAACACTTCATCAATTACAGCATCACTAGGTACAGGTGTTATTGATACTACACCAACAATCAGTTCAGGAGCAGATGGTGCTAGCACACTAACATTTAGTGATGTAGGTGGTGTGACACCAGGTTCAGCCAAACTGAAGGTAATGGCAGATGTACAAAAGAACTTACTACATAAAACAAAAACAAGACAAAATAATGCAACAGTCTCAGGAACATTATCTAATGAAGAACTTAGTTTAAATAAAGCAGATATTATACGTATAGTATCCGTTGTACAAGCATCAGGTAGCATTAATGTTACTGATAGATTTACTTTAGACAACGGTCAGCGTGATAACTTCTATGAAGTAGGTAAAATAATACTTAAGCCTGGTGCATCTGCTCCAGAAGGTAGTATTACAGTTACATTTGATTTCTATACACATGGCACAGGAGATTACTTTACTGTAGACTCTTATCCTGCAGCTGACTACGATTCTATACCAACATTCAATGGAATAGGTGGTAAGTTTGAGCTTAGAGATTGTATAGATTTTAGACCTCGTAAAGAAGATGCAGCAAATGGAGGGTCTGATGATTTCACAGGTACAGGTTCTAGTAATCCACAACCTCCAAAACCAGGTCATGCTCTAACCGCTGAAGTTACACACTTTATGCCAAGGATAGATAAACTATACTTAACAAGACGTGGAGAATTTAAAATTGAAAGTGGTGTTCCAGACACCTCACCACGTGCGCCAGAAACGCCTAATGACTCAATGGCTATATATAACCTTAACTTAAATCCCTTTGTATATAAGAAAGAAGACTTAAAACCAGAGATTATTGACAATCGTAGATACACAATGAGAGACATTGGTGATATCGACAAGAGAGTAAAAAATCTAGAGTACTACACATCATTATCTTTACTAGAACAAAGTGCTGCAGATATAGAATTATTTGATGGCAGTGGATTCTCTAGGTTTAAAAATGGATTTATAGTTGATGGATTTAGAAATCATAATGTTGGTGATGTTAATAACGTAGACTATAAAGTTTCAATAGATAAAGCAAATGGTCATTTAAGACCTATGTTTGATGAGAGAAACGTTAACCTAGTACGTAAAGCTGCCGATTCTGGTAATGCTGTCCTAGGTGGTTCTATAGTAACTATGCCTCATACAACTACTAGCTATATTGACCAACCTTATGCATCAACATTCTCTAATGTTAATCCATACAATGTATTTACATGGGCAGGTATGATGGATTTATCTCCTGAGTCAGATGAATGGAAAGAAGTTGATGTAAGACCAGATATTGTTATTGATGATACTGGAGCGTTTGATGCTTTTGCTCAAATGGCTGAAGAAACTGGTATATTAGGAACTCAGTGGAATGAATGGGAAACTAACTGGCAAGGATTTGAGTTTGAGACTGAAAGAGCATTCGGTCCAGGTAATGACTTTTTCTTTGAGCGTGAACTTGGTCGTGGACAAGGTGGAATACAAACGGTAACGAGTACTATTACAACTACCACAACATCAAATCAATCACGTAGTGGTTTACGTACCGATTTAGCATTTGATACAGTCACAAGAAGTGATGGTCAGAGAGTTGTAGAAGTTAACTTTGTACCATTCGTTAGGTCAAGAAAAATATTCTTTAGAGCTCAGTTATTAAAACCAAACACTAAGTTCTTTGCATTCTTTGATGGTGTCGACGTTTCTAATTTTGTAAGAGAAGAATCATACACAGAGTTTGCTTCACAAACAGGAGTAGATACTTTTGAAGGTTTAACGGCTCACCCATCAGGTGCAGGGAATCTGATATCAGATTCAACCGGTAAGATAGAAGGTTCATTTATTATTCCTAGAAACTCATCATTACAGTTTTTAACTGGTGTAAGAGAATTTAGATTATCAGACAACAGTGCAAACAATGTTAACTTGGAAACTTCATATGCTGAAGCTCAATACCATGCTCAAGGATTACTTGAGTCTGTAGAAAGTAGAGTAGTTTCAACTAAAGTACCAAGATTGGTTCAGTCAGAATTAAATGATGAAAGAACAGTAGTAGAAACTAATGTATCTGAAATTACCGAATGGGTTGACCCTATAGCAGAAACTATTCTTATTGATAAAGAAGGTGGTATATTTGCTAAGAGTGTCGATATATTCTTTAAATCAGTTGACCCATCAATACCTATAAGGTTAACTATAAGAACAACACAAAATGGTATACCTACACAAAGAATAGTACCTGGTGCCGATAAGATATTATATCCAGCAGCTAGCCTAGATAATATTCAAGTATCTGCAAATGCTGCTACAGCAACAAATTTTGCTTTTGATTATCCAGTGTATTTAGCTCAGGATACAGAATATGCAATTGTATTAACTTCAATGAGTGATAATTATGAAGTTTATGTTGCAGAGATGGGTGGGTTTGATTTAACAAATACAACGTTTAGAATATCAAAACAACCATATAACGGTGTATTCTTTAGTTCACAGAATGCTTCCACATGGACTCCAGAACAAAGTAAAGACCTTAAGTTTAAGTTAAATAGAGCTTCATTTACTGGCTCGTCTTCCGAGATAACATTAGTAAATGATGTAGTCCCAGTAAGAAAACTTACAGGAAATCCTTTAAAGAGTACAAGTGGTAACAAAGTTATAACAGTTACACATAAGAATCATGGAATGCATGCCTCTGGTTCACAGGTAGTGATAGCAGGTGCAGAAGATTTTAACGGGTTGCTTGCTAGTAATATTAATGGTACACACACTATTGGTACTATAACTCATGATAGTTATACCATTACTTTAACTGGAGGAAGTAATGCATCAGCTACAGGACCTGGTGGTGGCTCAAGTGTCACAGCAACAGAGAACAGACATATAGATGTTATGTACCCGGTTATAGAAAATATACAGGTACCTGGTACTTCACTTAGAGTTTTTGCAACAGTGAGAAGCTCACAGAGTATTGATGGTGCTGAGGCTGCTCACCAAGCAAGTACAGAGTTTGAGATACTACCGAATAGAAACTTTATTTTTGATTCACCTAAAATGATTGGCTCTGCCATTCAAGAAAGCGCTAATATGAGTGGTGATAAATCATATCAACTAAGATGTGTATTATCAACGACCAATGAAGCATTATCACCAGTCATAGATATGAATAGAACATCAGTCCATACAATACAAAATATTGTAGGTTCATCTGGTAGTATATCAGAGGAAGTTTCAAAAGGTGGTTCTGAATTGGCTAGGTATATAACTAAAAAGGTAGAGCTGAATGAAGAAGCTGACACAGCTACAGTATTCATGGATGTAAATAAACCTGGTTCATCTGATGTAAGACTATTCTTCAGGTCTCTTCCAGGTGGTTCATCGGAAAACTTAGATGATGTACCATTTGCTGAAGCAAGTCCAGCTGATTCCATACCAGTGAATGAATCATCATTCTCTGAAGTAAGATATAATATTGACCCAGCTGGTAGTTTTGGTAGTATACAGTTTAAGATTGTACTGAGGTCTACCATATCATCTACTCCTCCTAGGGTAAAAGATTTTAGAGCAATTTGTGCAACATAGGATAAGTTATGGCAAAGAGAAAAAAAGTAGAAGAACTACAAAATTTTGAAAAAGATACAAGTACGCAAGCTATTATAAATACTAATAGTAGCGACTTTGCAAACAGAAAAGAACAACAGGCTAAGGTCATGGCAAAAGACGCAGAAATGCAACAGATGAAAGATGACATAGCTGAGATTAAAAAGTTATTAAAAGGACTAAGTAAGAGTAAGAAATAATGGCCATAAGAAACGAAGTAAGAACATTTAAATCAAGTACCCTCGAAGGATTCAGACAGAACGTTAACGAGATATCCTTAACACAGGGTGATGATGCCTTACTGGATTCTCGAATTACAGACAAAGAAGTTTCAATAACAGCTTCTGCAAGTCAAAAGATTTTCCAATCAGATAGTATAAGATTTGAGATATTACCAGAAGAATCAATTGATGTAACATCACCAACAGCTGAGTCGCTACGTGTTGGTAATTTAAGAGTATTACAAGATAATGCTGGGGATGGTAACTTTGTAGAATTAGTACAAGGGACAGCTGCAGCAGGATTTAAAGTACCTAACTTTGTACTTAAGGTTGTATTGTCAGGTTCTCCTACTATACCAACTGAATTTATTGAAGGTGCAACACTTACACAGACTGGTGGATTCTCTGGTGTACTTCTACATGCAAGTACTACTGAATTACTATTTAAATCAGTTAATGCTACAGCTTTTAATACTTCAACATTAGTTCAGTTAAGTGGTGATTCCTCTAAGAGAGTTCTTGCTACTAACTTATCTTCTCAAATTTCACCCGATACTTCTTTTGGTAATATTATTCAATTAAATACTGGTGCTACAGCAAATGATGTTGTTAAGATAATCTCTACAAGTTTAGTAGAAGCTATTAATGAAGTACAAGATGACATTGGTGAAATCCAATCACTAGGTACAAATAATAAAACAAGTATAGTTAATTCTATAAATGAATTAGAAACAGGCATCAGAGGTACTTCTGGCAGTTTAGTATCAGCAGGATTAAATACAACTGCTAATGATTTAGTGAGTGCAATAAATGAGCATGAGACTGACATAGGAGATGTTGCAACAATAAATGATGCAACAGGATTCTCTGCTGTAAGTGCTTCAGCTGGTATAGTAGAAGTACAGAGTCATATTGGAACCAAAGGTAGTTTAACCACTTCAACTACAGCCAACCTAGTTGCTGCAATAAATGAAGTAGATGCTAATGCAGATGCAAGTATTAAACTGACAAGTGGTTCTACACAAACTGTAAATTCAAATTTAACATTTACATCTGGTAATACATTACTTGTACCTAATGGTGCAACAATAGATGTAAGACAAGGAAACTTCCTAGTAGGTGGTGGTGCAGGTACAGAGTTTACTTTTGATACTGCTTTCCTTGCTATGAATGCAGATACAAACCAAAGAGGTTTAAGGTTTGAGAGAAGTGACCATGGTGATGGACCAGATGTAGCATTTCAGTTTAACCAAGCTGTAGTTGCAAGTAAACCTGCTAGAGCATTCCAACTCGTAGGTCTTAATGATTCATCTACTACAGAAACAGCTGATATAGTAACATTCTATAATGCTGAAGATTTAATATCTAGTAACACAGAGACAGGTATAGATGTTACTTGGGATTCAACAAATCAAAACTTTGATTTTGCTTTAAGTGCTGACCCAACAATTACACTCGGTGGAGACTTAACAGGTTCAGTAACATTAACTAATCTTACAAGTGGAACATTAACAGCAACAATAGCAGCAGGGTCTGTTGAAAATAGTATGCTGGCAGGTTCTATAGCTGCTTCTAAATTAGCAGGTTCAATAGGAAATAGTAAATTATCTAATTCAAGTATTACAGTAACTGACGGCTCAAACAGTTCAGCTGTTGCTCTTGGGGGTACATTAACTGTACAAGGTACATCAGGAGAGGTTGAGGTTGCTGAAAGCTCAGGTACATTAACAGTAGGATTACCAAACAATGTTACTATAGGAAATAATCTAATAGTCACAGGTAACTTAACAGTCAATGGAACAGAAACAATTCTAAATACTACTAAGCTCGAGGTAGAAGATACACTCGTCTTACTAGGACCATCATCAAGTAGTACTGAACCATCAACAGGTGGATTTGGTATAGAAACAGCAGTGTTTGGTGGAGTCCATAGCAATGCAGCAGCTAATGTAACCGGTGCTCACTCTCTAGTATATAACTTTGGTCAGGATAGATGGGAAGCTGATGGTTCACCTTTATTATCTGAGGCCACAGTAGGTAGCCCAGATGTTGCTGCAGCAAGTGGAAGTAACTTATCACTCACAGGAAGTAAAAGATTACACTTTAATGCTGGTGCAGGAATAAATGTTGCAGCATCCGAAAGTGGTAGTGATATTGATGTTACTATTACAAATACATCTCTTGGAGCGAATGCATTTGGAATCATAGCTGTAAGTGGTCAGTCAAACATAGAAGCTGATGGTACATCAGATACTCTTACAGTTGTAGGTGGTACTGGTATATCAGTTACAACAAGTGCTGGTGGTGATGAACTTACAATATTAGATTCAAACTCTGGTGTTAGTGCTGGTAGTTATGGTTCACAGCTTGTAGTTCCATCAATCACTGTAAATGCACAAGGTAGAATTACTTCAGCTTCAAATAATACAGCAATTTCTTTATCAGCTCTAGGATACTCTGGAGCAACGAATGCTGATGCCTATGGTTCATTTAATATTAAAGTAAATACAGGAGCTACCGAAGCTATAGGTTCCGGTGAAACGATTACATTCACAGATAGCGGTGCAACAACAGTTACAAGAAGTGGTAATACAATTGATATATCATCAGTCAATACAGAGTATACGGTTGGTGATGGTGGATTAACTCAGAATAACTTTACGAATGCACTCAAGGCAAAACTCGATGGAATAGAAGCAGGTGCTAATGTAACTTCATTAAAAGTAACTGGAGCAGGTAATGGCTCAGGCCATGGTAATCATACAATTAATAAAGATGATACTATTACATTTAGTGGATCCACTGGAATAAGTGTAAATCAGAGTAATGGTACATTTTCAGTTTCTAATACTTCACCTAATGTAACTACAAACCTGTCAACATCAACATCAACAACTAGTGTTACGATTAATTCATCTGATGGAACAAATGCAACTATAAGTGAGGCATCAGGATCAAGAGCTGGTGTAATGTCAGTTGCTCATCATAATAAACTCGATGATATAGCTCCAAATGCTAATAACTTTTCACTACCAAGCAGTGTACTCACAGGTGCAACTGTAAGTGGAAATCAATTAACACTTATAAATCAGGGTGGAGGTATTGTCACCTTTACTGATAATAATACTACTTATTCAGCAAGTTCATTAGGTTTAGGCACAGGTAGTAATGTTAGATTTGGTGGTGTAGGTGCTGGAACTGCAGCTTCAACTGGAGAAGTTAGGGCCGTTGGTGATATCGTTGCATACGCATCTGATGATAGACTCAAGGATAAGAAAGGAAACATTGAGAATGCACTCGAAAAGGTTGGACAATTAAATGGATTCCATTTTAACTGGAACGATAAGACAGCAGAATGGGGACCAAGCTATGACAGTAATAGAAATATGGTCGGTGTAAGTGCTCAGGAAGTAGAGAAAGTATTACCTGAAGCAGTGCTCGATGCTCCAGCTGATAGTGAATATAAAACAGTACAATATGAAAAACTTGTTCCATTATTAATAGAATCAATTAAAGAACTTAAGTCTGAGATTGAAGAGCTTAAAAGTATAAATAAAGGTATAGAATAAAATGGCTGTTTACTCAAATTTAACAGTAGACCAAGGAACTGACTTTAGTATAGCTATTGATGTAACTGACTCAAGTGGTACTGTACTTGATTTAACAGGTTTCACAGCTAAAGGTCAGATAAGAAGATCGTTTAATTCTTCAACGGCTGTAGATATAACATGCACAGTAAGAGCTCCAGCCACAGATGGTATACTAGATATTAGTTTGACTAATGCACAAACAAATGCTATGAAAGCGGGAAGGTATGTGTATGATGTAGAAATAACTAGTTCTGGTGGGGTTAAGGACAGAGTATTAGAAGGACAAATAGAAGTTATGCCTGGCGTAACACAAATATAAAAACATGGCAAATATAAAAGCGAAAGTTAGAAAGAATCCTCAAAAAGTTGTAGCACAAACACTGAGAGTTGGTAACATAGCATTTGCCGATTTAACTGATGTAGATGCATCTGCACAATCTGATGGAGGCATGATTATATTTAATGCAACCACATCTAAGTATACAGTTTCAAATAACATCAGTAATCAGAATTTACAAATAACTGGAGGCACATACTAGTATGTCAAATTTAACAAGAATAAAGATTTTAACTACGGGGTCAACCACCACTGCTCCTAGTAATTTAAAAACAGGTGAGTTAGCATACTCTTATGTATCAGGTACTCAGGCAAATAACGGTGATAGATTATATATCGGTACTGGAACAGAGAGTGGTGGAGTCGCTGCTTCAGTAGATTTAATTGGTGGTAAGTATTTTGCCGACTTATTGGACCATGTACATGGTACTACAACAGCAAGCAGTGCTTTAATTGTAGATGCTAATAAACATATCACAGAATTAAATATCGGTAGCTTAGCACTAGAATCTTCAGGAGGTTCAGGGCAGATAGTAACAAGTATCGAAACATCTATGCCAGGTTCACCGAGTGATTCTCAACTTATAACAGCACAAGGTGTTAAAGAATTTATAGATGGTTTAGATTTAGGAGTTGCTGGTGACAGTGGTTCCATAGCCATTGATATCTTTACTGGTGGAGCATCAGCAGAGGAAACACTTACTATTGCTGGTACAGCAAATGAGATAGAAACATCAGCATCAGGTAATACATTAACTATTGGTTTACCTGATGATGTAGATATTGCTGGTGACTTAGATGTTGCTACTTTAGATGTTGGAACATCCGCAGAGATTGCTTCAGCTAAGATTGAAGATTTAACAAACAATAGAATAGTTATCGCAGGTACTGGTGGGGAACTAGAAGATGACGCTAACTTTACTTTCGATGGTACAACATTCCAGATTGGTGGTGCAAACTTCCAGGTTGCTCAAGCTACTGGTAATACTGTCGTAGGTGGTACATTACAAGTAAATGGAAATGTTACCTTAGGTAATGCTTCATCAGATACAGTTCAAACTCAAGGTAACCTAACAGTTGGTGGAAACTTAACTGTTCAAGGTACAACCACATCAGTTAATTCAACAGAAACAACATTAACTGACCCAATGATAGAATTGGCAAAAGATACTTCTTCTGCTGATGGTCTAGATAGAGGGGTAAGATTCAAGTATCATAACGGTACAGCAGTTAAAGATGGATTCTTTGGTTTAGATATACAAACAGAAAGATTTATATTTACTAAAGATGAAGATTTCTCAGGTGGAGAAAATGCTTCTACTCCTTTCCACGATGCTCAGTTTGGTGGTGTATTTGCAGGTAATGTCCAGGTAGGTATTACTGCAGATAATGAAATAGATACATCATCAGGTAATTTAATACTTGATTCACAGGGTGGAACTGTACAAGTTACTGATGACTTGGATGTCACAGGTGCTGTATCACTAGGTACTGACTTAGCTGTAACACACGGTGGTACAGGTTTATCATCATTTACTGGAAAAGGTGTATTTACATCAAATTCAGCTGGAACCGCAATAAGTTTTGTAACCAGCTCAGATACTGGTGCAATCATGCAATTTAATTCTTCTGGTGTTCCTGTTGCTTCTGTTATTATTGATGGTGGTACATACTAGTATAAATATATTATACCACGTATATACGTGAATGTAAATAGTTTTTATTAACCCTATATAGGGATTGAACATAGGAGCCAAAATTGGCAAGACAGACGAATATTAAATTAAGGCGCTCTGCGACACAGGGTTCCATTCCAACAACTAGTAATTTAGACTTAGGTGAGTTAGCAATAAACACCTATGACGGTAAATTATATGTCAGAAGAGATAACGGTAGCCAAGATGATATCCTACAGGTTGGCAGTTCATCATATTCATATAACTATCATACAGACGATGTTCAAACTTTTACAGTTACTGTAGCTTCTAAAGATTCATCTCATAGATATCAGGGACAAGGAAGTAGTCTTGGTTATAAAATCAACGGGATCTTTTCTCCATACTTTAAACTAGTTCCAGGCATTACATATAAGTTTGACCAATCAGATAGTTCAAACTCAGGTCACCCATTAAGATTCTATTACGAGGCAGATAAGACTACTGCTTACACTACTGGAGTAACGACAAGTGGAACTCCTGGTAGTTCAGGTGCATATACACAGATACTTGCTACAGATTCAACTCCAGAAATATTACACTACCAATGTTCAGCTCATGGATATATGGGTAACCAAGTTTCTTTTGATACTAGGACTAGGACAGGATTAACTACCGATACTTTAACCGAAGGCTCAAATAATTTATATTTTACAAATGCCAGAGTAGATGCAAGATTAGAAGCTACTGACCATACAATAGATGGTAACGGTTCATCGGGTGGAGTAACAATATCAGATGGTAATGTACAAATTAAAACAGGCACAGGTTCAGTTGCTTCAGTAGATTTTTATTGTGAATCAAATAATGCTCACAGAGTTAGGTTAAAAGCTCCAGCACATTCAAACTTTAGTGGCAACCCTGATGTAATATTACCTAACTCATCTGGTACATTAGCACTATTAAGTGATATTAGTGTAACAGATGCTGGCGGTGATGGTTCTTTAGCATATAATAATAGCACAGGTGTTATAACATATACAGGGCCAAGTGCTGCAGAAGTAAGAGCACATTTCTCTGCTGGAACCGGTGTTGGTTTATCTAGTGGAGTTATTTCTATTGGCCAAGCAGTAGGTACATCGGATAATGTACAATTTAATAATGTACAGGTTGATGGAACATTAACATCAGATGATATTACATCTACAAATATAAGTATTGCGGGTAATGCTACAGTTACTGGTAACCTTACAGTTTCAGGAACCACAACAACTTTAAATACAGCAACATTAGATGTAGAAGATAAAAACATTACTCTTAATGCAGGTTCAGGTGATACATCTGGTTCTGCAGATGGAGCAGGTATTACAATTCAAGATGCTGTAAAT